CAGAATCCCCTTCCTCTGTTTCCTCTCCTCCCCCTCCAGGCGCAGGGATATTCCATGAGGACTCAGTTGCTGTTACTGCGGGTGTGACCGGGCCAGCCGGAATAAAGGGTTGTATAGGATTATCGAGTTTATATTTCTCGCTTGGATTTAATTGAAGTTCATGTTCAATGCCAAATAATCCTCTTGGATTCATCTTATGCGCGTTGATCTCTCTATTGGATGGCTCTTCTAATCCATACTTCAAATAAAGCGCTTTTATTCTCTCATCGAGAGTTAATTCTCCATCAGAAGGCCCGAGTCGGTATTCATCGGAATTTCCGAGATATTGGGCTAACCTCTCTTCCCAACCTCCATGGTACTTACGGATTGGAGATCGGTCATTAGGATCGTCCGTTATTCTCTCCGAACGCTCTAAGGCTCTAATTTCTGCGGGTGTCGCGTCCCTTCCCAAGAACTCTCGGAACAGAACCTTAATTCGTTCCTCTATACGGGTAGGAAGGTCTTCCAGGGAATCAGGGGCTTCCCATTCCCTAAGAGGTTGAGCTGGATTTCCGGGTATTTCATCCGATCCCTCTTGACCTCTCGTCCAGACTCTTTCTTCATTGTCCTCTCGTTGTGTGTCGTACCCACCCTTCCTTCGATCTCCTCCAGTGGCACCACGTAAGGCATATTGCTGGACATATGCGGACTTCATAATCTCCTTGTCCGCATCACTTCGGGGAATCCATTCCTTGTCTTTTCCTTGATTCTCAAGGATACCCCTGACATCATTTACTGCAACGCTCGCGCCAGTTTCTTCGGAAAGCTGCGTAATCCATGCGAGCGCTTCCAACTCTTCTTCGTCTGGTTCACGACCAGTGATTTCTTTATATTCTTCTGGTGTCATGATTTACCTACTAAACACTCGGGAGATCAGTCAGTGGAACTCCAGGCGCATATTCCGTCTTCTCACGATCAGTGATAATAGGCTTAGGGCCAGGAGTGAACGTCGCCTGACGGAGCGTTGGATCATCCTCGAATTCTAAGGCTGATCGTCTGTCGATGCCGAGCATCGCTCCCAAATCTGACATTCGCTGATCTCTTCGTGAAAGCTGAAGATTAGTGTCGCCTCTCCCCGTCGTCCACTGATCATAAATGTTCCCTTGCCCTACATTAAAGCGATCCGTGGTGTTTAACCCTTGGGCGTTCATAGCTCCATAGGTGTTAAGGAGAGCGTCTCGGTTTCTATTGTAAAGATTCGCTTGATCGATATCCCACTGACCGAAATTCGCCTTTCGATTGATTTCATCCTGCTGGCGTGTCAGCAAAGATTCGCCCTGGAGATACTTCAGTTGCTTTTCATCGAACTGATTACGAATCCTGGCAGCATTCGTCATCGCTCGTGCCTGGATATTCGCTGCATTCGTCTCGGCGCTGGATTGCTTTTTAGCACCCATCAATCCGCCAAGAGCACTAACTCCCGCCGCCGCTACTTGCCAAGGCATATCACCCCCTCCTGTCGAAAAACCCTTAACCTGATCTTCTACTCCACTGACTGAGTCTCTAGCATAATTAGAATCAGCCATTTCACAATCCTACCGAGTAATGATCCCCGTCTAAGTGTACGCATGATCGACCAAGTCGAGAGCATACACTAGCCATTTTCGGATCAAATGTCATCATCACCAATTCTTTCGCCTTCAATGCCTCAGTAACTTGATAGATACCACGCAACAAAGGGCGGCAAACACTCGCCTTTTTTTGATGATGGGGAGCGATCCACGCCCCTTCTAAATGCCATCGTGGTAAGAATGAGGTACATCCAACGATCTCCCCCTCTTTTTCAACGACCAAGACAATATCAATCTCTGGATTCAAGAGAGTTGGAGCATCTTCTAGTAATGTCCCGCCCAATCGTGTCCACTCGTTTGGGGGGAGAATGCGTGTTATCACAGTATTTCCTCACACGTCACATCGACCCGATACTGCATCGTCGTCCCTCCACTAGAGGCGTACGTGGTCGCATACGTAATACTAGAATCCTGATCAACGCGCACCAAGACAGAGGACGTCCCGGTCGTGGCCGTTGTATTCCCGGTCATTGCCACGCTTGCCGCAGTACATGCCACCGCCTGCGTCCACCCAAATGTCACAATCAAGGAGCTACTACTTGAAGCCGCTCGTGTAATCCTCGCAGCCATCGAGAGCCTATACAGCCCCGGAGACACTGATAAAATTGAAAAAGCCGTCGCTGAGATTGATGCGGCTTGGGTCACAGCCGTGGCTGATGCAACGCGGTTCGGCGTCGTATTCACCCGGTCTGCCAAAGAGAGTAGCCAATACCGCATCGCCTGTGTGACACGCCCTGTAATGCTGTTCTGCGTGACAGGCGTTTCAACGACATATTCAGGGACAGCGGCGAGTTGTGTCGCCATTACGCCCCTTGTCCGAAGAATCCACGCCCGTCAATCTCCGCACCCATGATTCGCCACGGGATCGGATCAGTCACCGTAATCTCTGGCACCCACAACTTCAGGCTACTCGGCAAGCGTGTCCAAACAACCTGTGCGTCATACGCACCCATCGCTCCAGCCGTGGCCAATCGCTCATTTGACCATGTTTTCGCATTCGTGCTCGACCGCAACATCACCTGCGGATTCACGCCTTGCCCGGTTGCCGTCCCCAACCCCGTTTCCAGAATCAATTCCATGCGACTAACGAACATTCGGCGCACACCGGGTGCACGGAAAATAGGCGGAGGAATGCGCAATCGACGGATCACATCACCATTACATTCTGTCGTAAAGGACGTATCCATCGAGCAAATCAACCCAGAGTCACGAGCGCCGATCAAATGCTTCCCAAAGCCATAACAATGACTCCGTGGTGCCCACACGTCATAGATCCCCAAAGAAGCGTCCCAGACGCCACGCTCATGCCACACGCCAGTGGTGAGATCGAAGACCCATGTCGCATTCGCTGAAGGGAATGTTAGGCAGTAAAACGTATGACCGGCTTCGGAATACACCAATGCTTCTGCATCGGTAATAATCGAATCACGCGCATATCCAGCGATGGCCGTCTCTACCGCATAAGTGCTAATACGGGCCGGGACGACACCGCTCGTGGCGACCACAATCCCCGCGCCATCTGCCGTTTGCGAGAGCCAACACATGGCCGTGCCAGCCAACTTGACAGAAAACGGCGCAGGAGTGCCATACCCAAAGACCGCACCCGGTACAGGCGCAAACGGGAACGGACTCGTTCCTGCGTCATACCAGACTTCTCCCGTCTGTTCACCGATAAGCCAAATCTGACGGCTCCCATCAACCACCATGGCCTTCCACGGATCGGGAGCAATACTCCGCTGGGCATACTGTGTCGCATCCCAGGAGGTTCCGTCATTAAGCGCACTGATATAAAACTTTGAGTCACTCGCATCGAAGGACAGGAAATAGCCATCGATCATTCCCGCCATTGTGCATTTCCCTGCCAATGCAGAGATGGTGCTGAGTGTATTACTCGCAATCGTGAGCAAGTATCCATTGTCACCAGACCCAATCAGTAATTCTCCTCCGGCATCACCATTGCTGGCAATTTGTGCTGGATTCGGATCATTTGTGACTGTTCCATTCGTGACAATCGATGCTGAGTTACTGGAGGTAAATTTGTAGACAGCATCGCCAATGACCCCATAGACACGCCCTCCCATTGAGAATAAGGCACGAGTATTCAGGTTGGATACCGTGACGTATTCCTCAAACCCTGGACAGGGATAGAGTGCGGCCACCCACGGGATGGTATTAGGTTCGATAGGCTCAGGATACCAATTCACTGTCCTCTCAAGGTCGGCAAGAGGGCTTTGTGACTTATAGCTTCCCGAGATAAAGCCGGGATAGAGCATCTATGTATCCGAATAGATATTGTAATGAGGGCCAACGCCGCCAAAGATCACGCCGGGGATCCCAGAGGAAAGATCGCTAAGACGCATATTGGCTCGCTTCACGTCAGATTTCGCTTCATTCGCTGACATTTGAAGCTCAGGCGTTAATCCTGCATCGAACGCTGAGGATATCTCTTTCGCCAGCCCCAATCGCAAGAAACGACGATAGCCGGGAGGCAATGCGACCGTATCTGACAATGCAGTAAATTCTGAGACTGGCGTATGCGTATAGATCACGCCTTCGAGTGTGAGGCTTGTTGGGATGGGATAGGGGATCAGTACGCCAAATCCAGAAGCATCATATGTGGGGTTGTAATACCAGACCTGTGGGAAGACTGAGGTAAGTCCCTTTTGTGCGATCCCTGCGTATCCATCTTCCGTTAAGACAGGCCCAAGGTTGTATTCTATCGTGGGCGAGGTAGAGGTATCTTGGAATCCAATGTTTTCAATCGACAGAGGGCCAGTGGGACGGGCCACATTCACCGTTGCTCCGATTCCGACGGTATAACTCGATGCCGTTGAGAGTGTCCACGTCGTGCGCGTAATGGTATAAACCGTTAGGTTCTCTGTCGCTAGCCCATTAATCCAGTCGTTCAGGCGCTCCATCGCAAAGGCAGAGTCATCCGCCGATGCGGTTTCTCCTGTCTGGATCACCCGCAAATCTTGCAGGCTTGCCGTAATAAGCTGTTGAACGGTCATTAGACCTGATACAGAGCATTCATCAGAGTCGCCGTGGTATTCGTGCTATTGACGCGAATGCACTTGAGATCGAGCCTCGTTCCAGCGGTCACCGTGAATGGAGCAAGACTCCCATCCTCAAAAATCGCCACCACAACGCCTGCGCCGCCTACGAAAATCGCGTCCGCAGGGATCGCCTTCGTTGATGGGCTTGCGGAATAGGTGCTACCGTCAAAATTGACGGTATCAGATTTCGTGATAACGGTCGCTCGATTGTATGTACCAGTTGCTTGTGCCATTAGTTAGGAACCACCACTCTCTTTCGTGGACGACCACGCTTTTTCTGGGGGGCTGGGATAGAAGGCACATGTAGATGCGTTGCATCATCCACAGCTTTTGCCTCTGCTTTCGCAGTCTCACCCATGCGTTGATCGCTGAAATGGCGCATCGCCGCAATGTCAGCCATCGACTTCTGATTGTCTTCGTAGCCAATAAGGGCTAGTTCAGGTGTGCCATACCATCCCTGCTTGAAGGATTTATCCATCTCGTCTTGATCACTAACAATCATCTGGCAAGATCGAGAGAAGGCTTCCCCGAGTGCATCCCCTGTCGCCGCAAGCGGATCGCCACACATGACTTTCCCATTCTCACGCGATTTGGCCTGATAGACCATTTTAGGGAATTCTTCATATCCATTTGCATCTTTTCCCCCATGACGCTTCTGGGTATTCCACTTTTCCAATTCTCGTGAATATTCGCTATCAGGATTCTGAATAATCGACATAGATCCTCAAGGAAAAAGGGAGACGGCACGAATGCCGCCTCCCGTATCGTGTGTATTACGCGATAGCCACGTCAATCGCGGTGAGCGTGCCGCTAAACGGCGATGGCATCGGAACCCAAATGCTGTTAGCCGCAACGAGCAGCACCGAGCACTGTCCGCTCCCATCGAACGTCCCTACGTCGTAGCCAGACCCCGCATCCCCCAGACCGCCCGTGTAGGTCACGGTGTGCGCGGCTTTCCCGTTGCCGACG